TACGTCTGATAGGAAATTTTGAATATAACCAGGAGTATCTGAACGCTTTAAATCTAACCCCATGGCTTTAATTTTATCAACTTTTTCACCTTCGAGATCATATATTTTGATAGCATATCTTTTTTTAGTAATAAACAATCCTTTGGATCCAATGATTTCTCTACCACCTGCAATAATTTTACCATATGTTGGCGGACAGTTGAATGCTTGTCGCATATATGTTGGAAATGATTTGTTTACTTCTTCAGCAACTGAATCATATAATTGCACTACTGAATCTTTGTTCCATGGAATCTTACCAGCATCGATTTCTGTTTTAAGTGACTCATATGCAGAAAAATAAACTGAATCTGTATCACCATAAATTATAGATGGTCCTTTGTAATCATACTCGCCAGTAATAATTTCATTTGTTTTTGCTCCCATGTGTTTTGTAATACATCTACCTGTAAGTGTAGTGCTTTGCCCTATACGTATGTCAAAAAATCTACAGCCTGGATTTAGTATTGCTCCATACAGCGAATTCAAATTAATCTTTTTTACTAATTGTCTTTTGGCCCAAAATTCCTGTTCTGTTTTGTTTCCAGCGGCAATGGCTTGCCTCATTTTTGCTTGCAGTTCTTTACGTTCAGCATACCAACGTTCTAGCAAGCCTGGAATAACACCTGCAAATTCATGTGTAAAAATAGTGCCATTCGCACTTAAAAACCATGGTTGATCATTGTTGAATATTAATTCATACACTTCTGCGGCACTGAGTATATTTGATTCACCAGTTTCCCAATCTATTGTAATGCTTTTTGCTCTGTCTTTTCGCATTACAGCTTGATACTCTAGTGTGCCAAACTCACCTTCCCATGCTCCTGCAAAGGAAATTTTTTGATTCATTTTTGCTTCTATCTGTGCATCAGTTTCTATTGGTCGGAGCTGTCCTACAATAGTTTCGTTAGCCATGTTCAATGCTCTAATAACTGATGGATACAGCGAATTGATATCAATTGACCCAATCCAGTCATGCAAGCCTTTTTTTGGATATGCAACATAGGCACCAGCCGCCGGATCTGACCCAGGCTCACGCCTTACTCTATCAGGAACAACCATACCACGTCTGTGTGCTTCATTAATAATAGCTTGTTCAGTCACTGCTACTGCCCCCATTGTAGTTTGTATTAACACAGTGTTTTGATGAGCTAGTTCATTTGATAGTGCGATGAATTTTAATTTGGCATCAAGTCTGCCAAGCAGTGCAACGTCTTGCCTGTTGTATTCTATAAACTTAACAAAGTCTTTGTTATACAGTGTATCAAGTGTGCCTTCATAAGGAGTTTTTTGTTCTCCTAGTTCATGCTTTGAAATAAAGTCAAGTGCGTATGAATGTCTTTCTTCATAGGTGTATTTTCGATATAATTGCATGTAGTCTAAATGCACACGACCAATTATGTCATATGTAACTTCTTCGTTGCCAAATCTCTCAAAAGTTCTTTTGCGAGGCATAGTATTCCACAAGCACAAGCGCCTTGTGTCATCTTTGCTTAATACTTTTTGTATCCTATTCACGGTGTATGGAATATCATAGCCTTCTGAATTCCAACCACTGATTACGTCAGCATCATCAAGTATGTCAATAAATTTATCCAGCATGTCTGCTTCGTTGGCACACAACATTGTATTATCAAATTGTTGCTCTATAATTTCTGGATTAGGAAAATCTTTTGGTGGAATAGCCAACGTTATTAGTTGATCCAGCCATTGCAAATACACAGTGACTGATATAATCGGCATGAATGGATCTGAAGGTTTTGAAAATCCTCTTGCAGGATCAAAGTCAACTTCAATGTCAAAAAATGCCACATGCAGTTCCGGAGCATCTTTGTTAAGATAGTTTTCCTCTAAACATCTAAATATTGGGTTGATGTCAGTTTCATATGTTTTCTTTTCTGAATGATACGCTAATTCACGTTTGAATTCTTTGTTTTGTTTGGTAGCAATTCTTGAAACTGGATTACCATATATGCTTTTGTACTTGCCTTTTGGGTCATCATAATAAGCAATCCATCTAGCAGGATATTCAGTAAAACGTCTTTTGCCTTCTACACGTTCTACTACAGATATTTTGTCTGCTTCTCTGTCAAATAATGCGTCAACGTAACTCATTTAATGTAATCCATAATCAAAACAAATAATGCAATAGCGTTCATTAATGTAAACCAACTGCACAAAAATATCACCATTCCTGCTCGTCGTATCCATGAACTAATTATACCCAATGCTGATCCAATCATATACAATGGCACAAACAGCCATGTTGCTGGATCAAGTATTGTGTATGTAATAATAAAACTTGCTCCTATTAGAAGCACAGTTTCTATTGCTTCACACCAAAAGGCAAATGGACTTTGCACATAAGATTCACTAAAGAATTTTTTGATTACTTGCACTATGATGTTTTCTTAACTACTTCTAAAATGTGTTCAAGATCCTCAAACTCTTGTCGTTCAGCTGACAATGATTCTTTGTATGCCACGTTCACTACTTTTGACAGCAACGCAGGCTTTAGTTCCATTTCATCAGCAATAGCTTTGATAGTTTCTCGTAATCCTGTATTCAAATCAGCAACTTCTTGCTTCACTTGTATTCCACTGTTTACAAGATGTTTTAGTTTTGTTATTTCTTCTTGATTAAAAACTTTTTCCATAATAATCTCCTGTTGTGTTATTATAACAGGATTTGTTTTTTTTGCAAGTGTTCAATCACACGCTCAGCGATTATTTTGTGTCCTTTCTTAGTTGGGTGCCCACATGGTGTATTTCCTACACCATCAACTACTTCGAGTATTGATGTTGGTAACCAATTTTCAGGATCAAAATTCCTAGTGCGTTTTCTTTCTTCTGGAAAGGCACACCATTGAAAATGTGGTATTTGATTTTTCAACAATTTGTCTACAATCCATGTTTTATCTACCCAGTCTTGAAATTGCACATCTGTATTCATATCTTTGTACCATTGCTCAATAAACTTCCCAGGAAATGAGTTTCCATTGGGTTGCATTTGATAAACTATTTCGCCATGATGCACTTCTGAACGATTCCAATGACTCCATGTCACAATTATTGCGTCTACGTCTGCATTCTTTCTCATATAATTCACAAGGTTTCGTAATATGGCATGATTTGACCCGCCTGCCACAAATTGATTGTCTGCTTTCATATAAAAATGTTTTGCAACTAAGTTAGGCCAAATGTCTGGATCATCTGTTCTAAATGGAGTGCCTTGCGTGAAAGAGTCTCCAAAAAAAGCTATGGTCATTACTGTTTTATTTTAAATGTTTTATTGTCTTTGTCAATAGCTTCTTTATCAAACCAACGTTTCGCTGGTCTGTGTTTATTAAGTTTAAGTCCCCTAGCACCAGGACTTTGAGGTTTAACTGTTTGCTGTGCTACCGGTATGTCCATGATTTCTGAGATTTTCATACAAGTATTTACTTGTCATCTGATTTAAAGCCTTCGTCATAATTAAACTGTTCTGGCTTTTCTTGTTCAAACTGTGTAAAATACGAGTCATCTGTGATGGATTCTTCTCTGGTGTTTTCAACTGTGTAGAAGTTTTGATCAATAAGGTAACCTGGATTGCTTTGTAATCTTTCTTCCATAAATGCGTCATCATACCAAACAATTCTGTTGTTCGGATAACAAAAGAATGTGCCTTCATCCATTCTAAACATATGTCCGCATTTGTGTTCTGGGTCTTCTGAGAAATTTGTATCTAGTATGGCACCTTTATCTTCCCAACCCCAGTCCACTGTGAACATGTATGTTCCTTTGCGTTTAACACCTTTCCAGTCAATAAGTTCTGCTCTACAGTTTGCAAGTCTATTTCTTCTTTGTACATTTACGTATGGCGAAAAACAATCCCAATACATGTGTACATTTAATGGATGTTTTGGTGCATCTTTTTTCCAAACTAATGAATGGATTGGTCTACGTGTCCAATTGACTCCATTTGGTAACAGCACTTCGAATAACAATGCTCTGCGTTCTAAAGATGCTATACAGTGTACATCACAAAATGAAAATGTATCATGCCCTTTGGTATGGTTATATAGATATTCATTTCTGATGTAAGCTGAAAAAGGTGGAATATTATGGTTTAAGTATGCCATCTACACTGCTACTTATTAAAATTTCTTAATCTCCATTTACAACTTGATTCATCTGCTTTATGCGATCACTTGCATAATGATCAAACCATCTAGGCGCCAACCCGTGTATTAGTAAAGCCAACATAGCTGTAAAACACGCCCATGCTAATGCCCAAGCAAATTTGAGATGTTGCCAAGCAGTCATATTGTTTTCTTCTAAATGTGCTTTACACTTTTTAGATATCATTATTTTTTAGGCTTGTTGCTTACGTTGATTGCTTTGCCTTTTCTATTAGGATTTTTGTCTTTTGATCTTTTTCTACGCACTGCGGCCGCAATGGCTTTTTTGCCTCCACTTGCACGTAATGAAGCCGCTCTGGCTTTGGATAAGCATTTTGGTTTGCCTTCGCCTGGTTTACGATCACCACATTTACCTATGCGTTCGCCTTTGGCATTGTAACGATCCCAACCTCCTCCACCAGCTCCACCTTTTTTGCCTTTGCCGAACCAAGCTCTTAGTCCAGAATGGTTTGCTTCGTCCACCTGGTCATGTGTAGCACATGAATCTAATAGATCGTAATATTCATAAAAGAAGTTAATTGCTTTTGTTTCATCTGCAGTTTCATACACTACATCTTCAAACTTGTCTATGATTGCGTATCTGTTTTCATTTTTGACACAGTTTGGAACACGTTTGCCAAACATTTTTTTGAAACCTTTGCGTTTATACCCTTTCCAACAACGTGTGCCTTCAGTCATCTGTGACTTCACTATCTCACTCTTAACTTTTTTTGGAACTTCTTCTTCATACTCTTCATCTTTAAATTTGTAAACTGTAACATTTGGTCTTTGACCTGGCATGCCTTGCATAGGTTCTTGTGGGATTGATATATCAGTCTGACCTTTTTGGAGTAAGGTATCTAAACCTAAACTTGCCACTTCCTTGTCAGTTGCTGGCACTACCTTAATAAAGTTAGCTGGATCGTCTTTTGACTTTCCAGTTATCGATCCACTTCTCTTAAAAGTTGTTTTAACATATTTTCCTGTTGGCATTTTTACAAAGGCAATGTTAGATGCAAATGTGTCTAGTTCGGACAATTTTTGTATTTCTGCAAGTTTCATTTCTTTTTGCCGCCTGTTCCCCAGTTCTTGGCACCTTTTTTGCGGCACTGAACTAGAGCACCAGAGGCATAAGCACTAGGCCAAACTTTGTATCTTGATTTTACTTTATAGTAGCAGGCGTCTTTTTTCTCTGCTAGTCTTTCAAACTCTTCTTCTGTGATACCTGTGATTTCGTTGACTTTCATACATTACCAATTTCTACAAGACCAGTATCTTGCTTTTGTTTTTGGTCCTGGATTATCACAGTTGTGTCTTGCTCTGAATGAGCGTCTTCTTGCTGGATTAGATTTTCTAATTCTCATGGTTGGTCTTTTTGCTGAAGTACCACCATGTCCAAAATTTACTTTTTTGACATTGCCTGTTTTTGGGTCTTTGACATATACTTTGAATTTTTTTACATCTCCACGCATTGGCTTGTTGAGTGGAACTTTTCTACCTCGATATTCTGCCTCCCAAACTTCTTCTTCTGGAAACCCCAGTATACCAAATACGTCATTAAATTCTTCNTGATCTTCTACAGTAATTTCGTCCTCTATTGGAAAGTCAACATATTCAACTGCTTGAAAAAATTCATCTAGTTTCATGCTGAGCTGATCCTGTCATCATAGTCCATACCCATTTCGTATGGCACAAACATTGTTTTACCCATTCTTTTACCACTGCCTTCGTCTTTTTCTACTTTGACATGATATCCTAATGCTCCTGGCTGTGATTGAGATTCGGCATCAACTTTTGTTACTGTGCCTATGATAAATCTATCTGGTCTGCCTGGCATTGGTTCAAAATCGTATGCTTTGATTTTGTCACCTTCTTTGTATTTGCCTTGAAACTTTAATGCTTCATCTA